GAATGGACTTTGTAGAGGAGTTTTAACATGAATGCGATTGAGTTCGAAAAGATTATGAAGTCTGAAGGATTAAGGACTACAAGAGCTGTAATGGTTATGCTGCAGGAAGCTAAACAATGCCAGAAGAACATTAAGGCAATGAGCCTGTATAAACATCTTCCGTATGCAGCAGCATACATCGAGCAGCAGAAGGAACAGAAAGACAAAGCTATCTGGCAAGCGTTGGAAGTGGCTCAATTAGAGAAGCTTTACGGCTTCCGTCTGATTGAAGATAGAAACAGTGTAATAATAGCCACTTACAATGTAGATAACCCACACAGCGAAGTAATGAAGAAAATCAGAAGAGATATAGAAATAATGGCAGAATTGGAGAAAGAGTATGGCATTTGCGATTAAAAACAGCAATATGTATTTCAAACAAATTGTAGATCATAGCAGCATAGCCGGATACCTGGACAGAAAACATCCAGTTAAAACATTTGAATTCAAAGCAAGTCAACAAGAAGCGATGAAATTCAAAAAGTACGGTGAAGCTAGAAAGTACATGAAGGAGAACGGAGTGAGCGGAAACATCATCGAAATAGCCGTATCAAAGCCATTCCATATTAACAAGATGGAAAAGAACATCGGACCTAATAGATTAGACGCTTGGTACGATTCAGTATTGATGAAGACCAGGGAAGATATTGAAAAGATGATTGCAGATTCTGAGAATAATTTCAATCACATGGCTAAAGACATATTGAAAATCAGAACAACAACGTTAAATCAATTCTTGCGTAACCCATACGAGATTGGTTGGAACACACGTAAGAAAATCATGGACAGATTAGAAGAATATTTTGAAGGAGCTGGAATTAAATGAATTTAAATGATCCAATTAAAAAAAGACAAATCGAAAGTGAAGAGTTAATCCGATTAGTTCAAAACTGGTTTGTAGAACGTGGTTTGGATACGCTGGACGGAAGTGGTCAGCTAACCAAACTACAGGAAGAAGTAGACGAATTGAAAGAAGCATATATCCATATCAACCGCGATGAAGAGATTGACGCGGTTGGAGATATTACAGTAGTGCTAATCGGATATTGCATGCAGCGTAATCTTGATTTCATGGAGTGCCTAGAAAGTGCTTATCACGAGATTAAGGACCGAAAAGGTAAAGTCATCAATGGTGTGTTCGTGAAAGGGGTGCAGTAATGGATTTTGGGGATTTTGCGTACATTAGTAAAGAATTAGCTGAAAATGCAAAAATCAAAAAGGCAGTAAAACATCCAAATCATTACCAAGGCATTAACGGGTTAGAAGTGTTCACCGTAATGGAGAATTTCATCCCAAAATACGAGAACTCGTTTGATGGATATATTGCAGGTAACGTTTTGAAGTATGTGCTGCGAGCACCAAGCAAAGGGAAAATGCTCGAGGATCTAAAAAAAGCAAAAGAACATTTGGACTTGTTAATTGAAAGGTTAGAGGATTAATCATGAAAACAAATCAATGTGTGGTTAGAAGAGAGCAAAAATCATTGGAGAGAGGCAAATGAGGAAGAAAAACAAGCAAACTCACTTAGCTATCAAACAAACAACGAAACTCAGAATTAGGCTCGGTTATTGGTTTAGATATTTACTCGGTATCAAATCGCCATCGAGAGAGTTTTCAAAAGCATTGTGGGGCGATAGCTATTCAGAAAAAGAATTCAGAAAAAGGTATATAAGAGGTGCGGAACAGTTAGAGCTTGAAAAATTAAGAAGAGCAATGGAGGAAACAACGTGGAAAAAAGTTTGAGAGCATTGATAATTGGTTTTTGTCTTAGCGGTATACTAGCAAGCGCAAAATTGCTAGGCATTGACTTTACATGGCAGTTTGTATTTTTACCGTTTTTGATAACATTATCGATTAACTTAGCCTTGATTATAAACATCGTTGTTATAGACGGGATAGACGATATAAAAAGTGAAATGAAAGATAAAAGAAGATGAACGATAAATATAATTTAAACGAACCTCTCATTCACTGGCGTTGCAAGATTGAAAAGCAACAAGCCGATGAGAGTTATCGAAAAATGTGTAATCATGAAATCACGCACGCTGTATTGAACGCAATCAAGGAACAGAAAAACAGAAAGGAAAATTATAATGCCAAATTGGTGTGTAGGAGTTATTAAGGTACGAGGAAAGAAAAACGATGTTTTTTCGTTCTTAGAAAATGAAATTTTAAAAATGAATTATACAGGACTTTTTGAAAGTCCAAAAAGCAAAAACATCAAAATGGAAGATGTCGGTTATGGATATCTCTATAAATTGAATGACGATAAAAAAGAATATTTTTATTTAAACAATAGCACTCGTTGCTTTATTGAACAAAACGAAATCGAAATCTATAACTATTCAGATACGGACGAAAATGAAACGTATGTAACATTGAAATTCAAACAAGCGTGGGACGTTGAAGAAGACCTATTCGAGAAATTGAGTGAAAAATATAACATCGATTTCAACATTTATGCTAGTGAAAGAGGTATGGAGTTTGAACGCTATATAACTCTAATCAAAGGAGAGTTCACTAGAATCGAAATAAAGAAATATGACGATTTCTATTTTGAAGCAATCAACCCAGAGTTAGGAGGTTAACGAATGAACATAACGTTAGACACAAAAGGAAAAACTACCAATTATTGTGGCGCACAATTTATTTCAATTGAAGAAGGTAAAGCAATCTTTTTCAGAGGAAAAGATGAACATAACGCAGTTGAAATTCCTTTGAATAGATTTAAGCATGTTGATGTTGAAATATCAATCAGAAACGAAGGAAATAGTTATTTTGATTATGCAGAAGATTTGAAAATCTTTGCAGAAACTATAAGGAGTTTGTAATTAAATGGATACACTAAAAGAACTTAAAAAGCAAAGAGCAGAATTGGATAAAAAGATTTATATGTTGGAACGTACGGAATGTCCATTGAAAGATGGAGATGAATTTTGGTATGTTGATCAATTTGGGAATATTGAACATCGTTATTTTGGAAATCATGCATGGATGAAGGAGGCTATGAGTCAAGGTCACTTCTTCTATTCTGAAAAAGAAGCGAAGTTAGAAGCAGAAAGAAGAAACCTGCTGCATCGAATCAGAATATTTAGAGATAAATGTAATAATAACTGGAAACCAAATTGGGAAGATCCTAACGAAGAAAAACACTATATTAGTTACACCTATAATTATTTAGCGTGTCACCAAGATAAAACAACAAATCATTTTCCACTTTTTGGATATTTTCAAAAATGGGTAGATGTATTTGAAGCAATCGAAATTTTTCAAAATGAAATTCAAGCTTTATTTGTGGATTGTGAGGTGTAGAGATGGATTTGACGTACAGTGACAGATTTAAAGACTACATCGAAACAAAATTCGATATCGTATATCCACAAACCATTTATAAGTTTCCTAACGGATACGGTGCAAGTGTAATCAAATTCAACCACATTTACTTCGGTATTGAAATTGCAGTATTGATATTTGATGAAGATGGTAATTTTAACATCGATTACGGAACACCACTTACAAATGATGTTATTGGCGGATTGAATGAAGAAAGCAGAGATTCAGTCTTACAACAGATTTTTGATTTAGAGAAAGTAAAGGATATTTAAATGATTAAACCTGAAATTTTAAATGGAAAACAGTTAATAATGAGAGAGTCGATTGCAACAGCAACTCATTCAGAAAACTTTGAAAAAATTGATATTTATAGAAGCGTAAACGGAATGAATATAATTGTTGAATACAAAGGAAAAACTGTTGTTTGGAGCGTAAGAGACATGGCTGAAAAGTCAATAGAAATAATCGACGATAAGGATTTGGAGGAATAACAATGCATCTTACTATATTTTTAAAACATGGACAAACATTAAGATTTGAAAACGTGACGAACTTGAAGAAAGATAACAAATTCTATTATGTTATACTTTTAATTATACAAGTATGTCAGACGGTCAAAAGAAAAGAGCAATCTTTAGTACGAAAAATGTATTAGGATTATCGGTCAACAAGGAGGACTTCGATGTTAATAGTTTATTCTAAACCAAATTGCATCCAGTGTGAGATGACAAAGATGTGGTTAAATCAAAATAAAATTCAATTTGAGACAGTGGATGTATCTGAACACCCAGAAAAGCTAGAAGAAATTAAATTAAACGGCTTCCAGCAGCTTCCAGTAGT